TTTTGATTCAACATAGTTTGCACAATTACAAGATATAGTCGGTTCACGGATCTGGAGCTGGATGAAACCTATTTTGGCAAAACTATGCTCTTTTTCGTCCAACTTACCGTGTTATTCTGATAATATCGATTTCGTAAACCGGTGCATTGCTGCCCTGTCAAATAGAAGGAATTAGATGGTGATGCACTTACCTGGCGTCTCAAGAATTCATAGCGATCAAGACACCCGAGCTCTGGCACAGCTCAAAATACCAGCTAATCGCCATAGCAATTATCTTGTATACAATTTAAAAGGAACTACCTTTTCAGGCGAACCTACGACCACTACTTTAGGCAATACGTTCCGATCTATATTGTATACTCATTTTTATCTCAAGGACATACAGCACGATTGTTACAGGCTAATGGTCTCTGGCGACGATGTTTGTATCTTCGTGAAACGACAGTATGCCAACGATGCTGTGCGGGCTATAAGGTTCTATTCTTGCTAACCAGGCCAAGTGCACGGGCTAGGACAATAATTTAAGGACGTCGTTCTGGGTGACTTAACGACTTTTGATTTCTGCTCCAAATGGATATTCGTGTAAGATGGTGAGATTTATATCACTAGGAATTATACCAAAACTCTTATAACGAAACAGTCATACGTCGGATCAAATCGACTCATACTTAAACACCCTTATTTGCATCGTGTTGCCATTTTACAAGGTCTTATGTCAGAATAGGCCTCTCGCCTACTAGAGATAATCATCAGTTTTTCCCTACCGAACAAGATTCGGAATGATAGTGTCTTGTTCTATAAGCTATAAGGTTTCGTACGAGATAGATGTCCAGATTTGGCAAAGAATGTCATGAGTTCGTTGGAATATAAGGTCGAATAACAAATTAACTAACGTCTCAACATTTCTTTTGCTGATCTATACACCACTAGCGGATTTTTGCCGTTCATCTGCTTAGGGTCACGAACGACCTTGTATGATTCGGAAAGGCTCAATTACGAATATCTCTAATGGTTTGTGCCTCATATTATTTAATCGTTCGAATTGCCGGCCTGTCACGCTGATAATTAATATTTTCCCTTGAGGAATGAGTTAGCCGAAAGACAAAGCCCAATTGGGGCAGAACAACGGGCAATAGTCAAACAAAAGGGGCCGGCGTGGTCGCAGGAGACAATTCATGCCTTACCCCATGATGATGCCCTATGCATTTAATCAGCCTATGATGGCACAGCCTAATAGGAACAGGAACAACCCTCTTAAGTAGTAGCGATTCGTCGACAAAGCATTACAACTGTAATAACTGGAGCAAGATAATGCAGAGTTGAGAGAACCAGCCCAAGTATATAGGATGTTGACAGGGGAGAATCAAAAGACGGAAGGAATGGTTAAAGCTATGAAAATCACCAAGAAAATGCCAGCAAGAGATTTAGCTTTAACAGCTGTGCTTAAATTACTGGGCAAGAAGAGCGAAATATGGG